CTCATGGACGGCGAGGTCCGTCTTGGTGTCTCGACTCGTGGCATGGGTTCGATTAAGAATTCCGGTGGTAAGACCGTCGTGTCGGAGGACTTTATCCTGTCCACCGTTGATGTTGTTCAGGACCCATCCGCACCGGATGCGTTCGTGAACGGTATCATGGAAGGAATCGATTACTTTATCGACAACGGAGTCATTAAGGCTCAGCGCGTCGATGAGTATCGTGAAGAGGTTCGAACGATTCCCGAGCATCGCGTGGCAGAAGCTCAGATGAAGTTCTTTAAGGATCTTCTTAATTCCTTTTAAGATAAAGAGAAATACTAATTGAATCCCTATGGCATCTAGTATGGGGAATTGATTAACAAACAAATATAGAAATTGCTGTTTTTATAAATAGTAGTAATAAAGGAATTTGTGGGTAAAACCACGAATATTATATAAATGGGTACTCTCACTGTCGTGGGATTAATTGTGAATAGGTAGGAGACTGAGATCTTTTGAGTAAGATTTCCTCTCAAAACTTTGACAAAGTAGGAGTAAATGCAAATGCCAACAGATGGTAGCAAACTCCGCGATGACCTCGTTAATGACAAAGTTTCTGACGAGGGAATCGCGAATCTGGATGAAGCAAAAGAAGGTAAGCCTACTGAGGTAGCTACCGGTCACGGTGTCGACGAAGTTGATGACGCGACCGATGCTGCTCCGAAGGCAAAGCCTCTGCCAAAGACCAAGGCAGGTCTGATCAAGGCTGCATACGACAAACTTCACGCAATGAACAAGAATGACGTTGCTAAGACTGTCGAGAAAATGATGCACGAGGCCAAGACCGAAGAAGAGGATCACGACGACGAGGATCACGAGGATGGTGATTCCGAAATGTCTAAGACCTCTGAGAAGTACAAGAAAGAGCGTAAGCACAAGAAGGAAACAAAAAACCACAAAAAAGAGTACAAAGAGGATATCGAGGCTCTTGTGGATTCCGAGGCAACTCTTTCTGAAGGCTTCAAGGAAAAGGCCGAGACCATTTTTGAAGCAGCTCTGAATGCTCGGGTCGGTGAGCGTGTTGAGGAACTCGAAGAGGACTATCAGCGCGAACTTTCCGAAGAGACCGATCGTATTCAGTCTGACCTGGTCGAGAAGGTCGACGGTTATCTCAACTACGTCGTTGAGAATTGGGTCGAGGACAACAAGCTGGCAATTGAGAACGGTCTTCGCGCCGAGATTGCTGAGTCGTTCATGGGTGCACTGAAGGGTGTATTCACTGAGCACTATGTTGAGGTTCCCGATTCGAAGATCGACGTCGTCGATGAGCTCGCAACCAAGGTCGACCGTCTCGAGGACGAACTGAACGAATCCGTCAAGAAGTCTATGACTCTGAAGGAGAAGGTTCAGGAACTCACTCGTGAAAGGGTTATCACCGAGGCATCGGATGATCTGACCGCTTCACAGGCAGAGAAGCTGCGCAAGCTTGCCGAAGGTGTTGATTTCGAGAACGAGGAGACCTTTGCTGATAAGGTCGAAACGATCAAGGAATCGTACTTCACCGAAAGCACTTCATCTGACAACTCATCAGAGAAAACAATCTTGGAAGATACCAGTATTGATGCCGATGTTGCAGAGGAACAGGAAAACGTTTCTCCCGCAATGTCTAAGTATCTCTCTGCTCTTCGTAAGACTGCACGATAATTACTCAAAGGAGAGTATCCAAAAATGTTTACATCAGAAACTACTTCTAAAAAGTGGCAGCCAGTGCTCGATGTCGATGAGGCACCGGCACTGACCGATAACTACAAGCGCGGCGTGATGGCTCAGGTTCTTGAGAACACCGAGCGTGAACTCGCCGAACAGCGTGGTCAGCAGCAGTACCTGTCTGAAGACGCTCCTCTTAACTCAACCTCAGGTGGCACTGGTGCGATCGACAACTGGGATCCGATTCTGATCTCACTCGTTCGTCGTGCGATGCCTAACCTGATTGCGTATGACATTGCCGGCGTTCAGCCAATGAGCGGCCCTACCGGTCTGATCTTCGCAATGAAGGCTCGTTACAACGACGCTGCTTCACGTCTCGATTCTACAGAGGCTCTGTACAACGAGGCACTGACCGACTACAGCTCCTCGGGCTTCGACGGTCTGACGCAGAATCAGAAGGCAGGTACTCATTCCGGTTCACCTTCTTCACTTCCGGGTGAGGGTGATGCGGTTGATTCCGATCCTCTGAACGACGTTGCCGACAACTTCGGTTTTGGTGAGGGTATGACCACTCAGGAGGCCGAGGCACTCGGTGGTTCTTCGGACAATCTGTTCGGTGAGATGTCATTCACCATCGAGCGTGCGACCGTTACCGCTAAGTCACGCGCCCTGAAGGCCGAGTACACGATGGAACTGGCACAGGATCTCAAGAGCATCCACGGTCTCGACGCCGAGACTGAGCTTGCGAACATCCTGTCCGCCGAGGTTCTCGCCGAGATCAACCGTGAGATGGTCCGTACGATCAACTCTCGTGCGAAGCTCGGTGCTCAGCAGTCCGATCTGACCACACCTGGTGTCTTCGATCTTGACGTTGATGCCGATGGTCGTTGGTCCGTTGAGAAGTACCAGGGTCTGCTGGTACAGCTACAGCGTGAGGCCAACCAGATCGCGAAGGACACACGTCGCGGTAAGGGTAACTTCATCCTGTGTTCCTCGGACGTTGCGGCCGCTCTGTCCGCCACTGGTTCACTGAAAAACGTTCCGGCCACCGCTGCCAACGCCAACCTTCAGGTTGACGACACTGGTAACACCTTCGTCGGTACTCTGTCAAGCGGCATCAAGGTCTACATCGACCCATATGCCGTTAAGAACTACCTGACCGTCGGTTATCGTGGCTCCAACCCATACGACGCTGGTATCTTCTACTGCCCATACGTCCCGCTGACCATGGTCCGTGCGGTCGGTGAGCAGACCTTCCAGCCGAAGATCGGGTTTAAGACTCGCTACGGTATGGTGGCGAATCCGTTCGTCGGTACTTCCGCCGGCAACACTACTCCGCCGGATTCGATCGGTAACGTTCGCGAAAATGAATATTATAGAATATTCAGAGTGGACAATATTCTGGGTGAGGGATAAGCTTAATCTTATCTTAAATCTAGAGTGCAAGGGGACCTTCGGGTCCCCTTTTTTTATACTTAAAAAACATTCCATATAAATAGTACCATGGAAAACGAAATTGTAGAGCAACTATACGAATGGGCAGGACCGTTCATTACTGGTGCGGTTGCTCTTATCTTTACATTGTGGCTTCGTGACTTTGCTGGTAAGGTAGTCCGCTCGGTTTCATTTAAGTTTTCCGGTCAGTTCAAGGAGGGTGAGGAGGTTATTATCGACGGTGAGCGTGCGATCATCGTCAAGATCGGCCTTACTCAGACTGTGTTTGGAATCTATCGAACAACCAAAGGATCGTCAAAGATCAATCACTACTGGAGATTCGTGCCAAACGAAAGGATTCCATTTCTCCACGTAGAAAAGATCGTTGCGGATCACGAGGATATTGAAGGAAACGATAAGTAATGGTATATGATACAAGAGTTGACTTTTCGGACTCAGCATCGAACCAGAGAATAGAGGACGTTACGTTTGCCGATCCCATTTCGTTTCGGCTTCTTATCGATGCTCAGAGATATCCGAACACGGAGTTTACCGTTCAGACTGCATCGATTCCAGAGATATCCGTTGATGCCGCCCCATACGCGACACCACAGCGAACCATAGAGATTGCCGGTGACAAGATCAGTTACTCTCCTTTCTCCTGTTCGTTTATCGTCGATGAAAAACTCGAGAACTACCACGAGATCCATGAGTGGCTTCTTGGCCTGGTTATCGAGCAGGACTCAAGGTCTATCAAAAAGACTCGCGACGTCTCATTGATCGTCCTCGACTCGAACAACAATCCTACAAGAGAGATTAAGTTCGTTGATGCGTATCCTGTATCGCTCACGACTCTGGACTTTGATGTAAAGAATACGACTGTCGACTATCTGACCGCAGAAGTTACATTCAACTACTCCTACTTTAAGATTCAGTAAGACACAAATGAAATCATTCAAACAATTCCATAATTGTCTGACCGAAAATCGTTATCGGTCCATGACCTTCTATCATGGAACAAATACCGATTTCGATGAGTTTGATCCCAAGATGGTAGGAAGAACTGATCCCGGGTTCGTTGGTGCAGGGTTTTATCTGACCGCCATCGAAGGGCTCGCAAAAGCATACGCTCAGGGAGCGGCGGATATTCATGGTGGTGAACCCGTCGTTCTTACATTTAGAGTATCACCGAAAAAGACACTTGAGTTGGATGGTACTGGTGTGAGTGAGTGGAACCGTGCTCTGGAGGGATTAGGTATCAGCACTACCACCAGACCAGAAGAGGCATCAAGAGAACTAAGGGATCGAGGATACGATTCAATCGCAGCCTGGTTCAGGGGTTCGGTCAAGGAGTTTGTGGTACTTGACCCAAGGATCGCAAAAAGAGTCGGATAAATGAAATCATTCAAGCAATTCAAAACTCAGATCAACGAGTTATTCGACAAACCTGCTCGCTGGAAAATGACCGCAAATAGACCCAGTTACGTAGGGTATGAATCTAGTGTAAATAGCCAAAATTTGTCGGTATCATTTTACTTTGATGATGAATATGATCACTGGTCAGTAACTTTTGCGACAGATTTAGGAACTGATGTTACTGGCGAAGGCGATGAAATCGCGATTTTTTCGACTGTTCTGGACATTATCGATGACTTTGTTACCCTTAAAAACCCAGAGAAGTTATTTTTCTTGGCAGATAAAAGTAAGACGGGCAGAGAATCCAGAATTCGATTGTACGATAGACTAATTCGTCGGTACGCCCCGTCGATCGGGTTCAAATTAGAGGACCGGTTCGAGTACAGAGGGTCTATGGTATACACATTGGTCAAAATATAACGTAAATCAATGAAATCATTCAAGCAATTCAAAACTCAGATCAACGAGCTATTCGACAAACCTGCTCGGTGGCAAATGACGAGGGACTCACGTGGCGCCGTGGATTATCAATCAAACGTAAACGGTAAGGACCTCGCAGTAGTCTTTGATATTATTGCTCCCGGAACATGGGAAGTGATATTTTCAGTGGACAGTGAACATGCGGTCACAGGCGAGGGTGATGGCGACGAAATGAGGATCTTTTCAACTGTCTTAGACATCATAAGTGATTTTATTAAAAATAAAGATCCGGAACAACTCCATTTTACAGCAGAAAAAACACCTGACTCTAGTAACTCCAGAATTCGGCTTTATAATAGATTGATCAAGCGATTCGCATCATCCCGTGGATACAAGTTAAAAGATAAAGACGACTTTGGATCAAAAGTTTCTTATACATTGGTCAAAATGTAGGCACTAGACATGA